ATCCTATTGGCGTACCAATCACAGGAAATCAGATTGGTACCATCAAAAGCCAGCCCGCTGGGCCTCAAACTGGGAGAGGCGAAACTGTCGGTAATCGTTGAACTGATGCCGCTGTGTTTATAAATCTTATCGGTGTCCTGATCACAGGAGATTAAATTCCCGGTGCCTGGGGGACTGGTGCTGGTGGTCGTGCTCGATGAACTGGTGGTAGATCCGGTCATGGTTGAACTGGTGGTTGACGCCGTGCTGGTGGTAGATGTCGAACTCATGGTTGAACTGGTGGTCGATACCGTGCTGGTCGAACTCGCGGTTGAGCTGGTGGTCGATGTCGTGCTGGTCGAACTCGCGGTTGAGCTGGTCGTTGTTGTCGTGCTGCTGGTAGAAGTCGAACTCATGGTTGAACTGGTGGTGGATGACGATGAACTGGTGGTTGTGCTTGACGACGTGGTCGTGGTTGTCGCAGTGGCGATATCCAATGATGGGGGCGTTGTCCGATAGGACAGATCAATGGTTGCGACTGAATCGGACAGATATTTGGCCTCAATCTCATCCAGATCGAATCGGCACCAGGTCAAAAATGATACGAATAATTGCGAAAGCTCCGTCGCCGCACAGGCCCGGCCGATTGGCTGATTGATCGTAATGGTGTCCTCCGATGCCCGAACCACGCCGCGGGAGACAAATGCATCGTCAGGCCATTGCAGCATAATATGCGCCCCGGCCGATTGATTGAGCCAGTAATCCGGATACTCGATCGGATCGATGGTCAACTGGATAGCATCCGCCGCAAACGGGGTGGCAACCACGATATCGGCCATCTCCGAGGGCCGCCAGAACGCTCCCCATCTCCCCTGCTGGGCATCGAAAAAATCCAGAAATCGCTGGATTTCCGACTTCCCGTCGGCGCTATGCCCCGCGCTGAATCGGAACGCGGATTCATTCCAGTGAGACAAGGCATGGCTTTTCCCTAAAAAAGAGAGCAATTCATAATCATGCAGGAAATCGGTCTTGACCGGATCGCCCCAGTTCGGGGGGATATTGAAAATCGGATATCCCTTGTAGGTCGGAAAATCGTTAATATAGGGGGTGTGTCTGGTTATTTCGTCGTATTCTTCCTGGGCCTCGATATTCATTTTTCCGATCCGGGCGGTCAACGGATTGAACTTCCGGCCGGTTTTGATCCGGCATTTCAGAACGGGATAGATGTCCGTGGTCGCGGGCCAGGTATTGACCAGATTGGATGTCAGCGTAATTTGATCTGATTCGAGAGCTTGTATCTCTCCGATTTCATATGAGTCTTTGGATGCGAGTACAATGCACTGGGCCCCGACTTCAAAATTCCGGTATTCCGCCGATTCCACAGCCAGAATATTTTGCTCGGCGGCGGCCTCCGCGGTCAAAACGGTCCCGTCCTGCCAGTAGGGGATACCCCAGACATTAGGGAGATTTTTATATAATTTTCGTTTGATATACGCGGTTTCCGCATATTCCATCGTCACGGTATCATATGCCAGCGTCCGCCGGGGCCAGGTATACAGCGCCGACCGTTTTTCAGCATCGGTTATGCTGCGCTGGATGCCGGTCTTCCACTGCTTTCTGAAGATGAGATGGTTTTCCCAATCGGGAGGAATCAGGAAATATTCGCTGACCGTTGTTGTCATCGCAGCACCCTTTTGACGGCTTGAGCCCGAGAACTGAGGACATTAAGCACAGCGTTTTGTCCTGCTGCTGTCGCCAGGTAGCGATCCAATTCTCTCGGATCGGTGACATTGATGATATTGATGTCGGTTCCCCGATCGATTGCCCCGGCTGCCTGCGTGGGAACGGGACCTCCGGCGGCAAACGCGTAAGCGGGGCTTGGAATCGTGAAAGACGGCATGGTCAGACCCGCGAATATCTCTCGGGGAATCATTCTTTTCCGCATGGCCTCCATGATTTGGGAGCCGTAATATTGCACGGTTTTCACCGGATGCACATATTCTCCGGCGGTGGCCATGATGTGGATATCGTCGGCGGTGTCCGAGGGCGAGCTGCCGAGAATTGGTCCGCCCGCAGCCAGAGATTGCGCGGTGATGGTCGCGATCTGGATCGCTCCCGCCGCTGCTACCGAGGCCGCCAGGATCGGCCCCATGATGCCGCCCTGGGCGAGGGCTTTGGTAATTCCCTGGGCGGTGTTGATAATGGCCTCGGCCAGAGCCGCCGCTTTGGCCAGATAGAAAAATTCCTTCTGTTTTTCTCCGGTCAGGGCGTATAAATTCTCGAACGCATCCGCCATGCCGCCGGCGACGGTTGCCGCGTTATCGAGCTGCGTCTCTCTGATTCTCCGCTCCTGATCGGCTAACAATTTCTCTTTTTCAAGCCGCTGCATACTCTGAATATCACGCAGGGCGGCCGCTTCATCCATATACCCCATCTCGGCCACCAGCTTGTCATTGAGCAGATCCTTGAAGCTCTGGAGCTCCTCGGCATGCCGTCCATCCATCTCGGCTAATTCCTCATCGAATCCGGCCTGAAGCAGGCCCCCGCCTTTTTCACTTTCCGCTCTCAGGCGAAGATCGGCCAGAGCCTGATCGATTTCGATTTTTTTCTGCGCCAGAACTGTTTCAGCCTCTGTCTGTTCGTTGGTCAAATTGAGGAGCGTCCGTTTGTGGTTCTCTTCTTTCGCAAACAGCTGATCTTCCAGGGCAAGCTTTTTTGACGGGTCCTTTTCGGCTACGACTGCGGCCTGCATTGCCGCCAGCTCGGCGGAATATTGTTTCTCGATCAGCTCCCGGCGACGGTCGAAATACTGCTGCAGGGTGACTTTGCCCTTCTTATAGGTAGTTGCCAGAATAAGCAGGGCTGTTTTGGTGGAGGCGATCAGACGGGCTATCTGCGATTTGGTTTTGGCTTCATCCGTGGCCACGGGGACGGGAGTGGGGGTGGGAGTCTTTGGGGCTTCCGCTTCGGGCTGTTTTGCCGCCTCTTCCCGCAGTTGTTTCATGTATTGAGTGAGGATTCGGACCTTCGCGGCGGCGCTGTCCGCTTCGGAGAATTCTTTCCAGAAATCCTGAACGGGTTCGACTCCTTTCTCGATGGTTTCGGAGGCGGCCTTAAACTCTTTATCGAATTTTTTAACGACGGCGTCGATGTCTCCGAACAGAAATTCTTTGGTGGTTATTTTTTTGGACATCAGAAGGTCCAGACCGGCCCCTAAATCCTTAACCTTATCGTAAATATAGGCCAGACCGGCCACCGCCAGGGCGACCTTTTTGCCGCCTAAAATAGCCACAACCAGTCCAACCTCTTTCACCCAGTCAGGCAGCTCTTTATAGGTGTCCCAGATCGAGCCCAAAACGTCTTTTATGCCTTTCAGAATCGGCTGAATCGCATCATAGAATATCGCGACGTTCATCAGGGTCTTCTCTAAAGCGGCAATTATATTGTCGGCGGTTTTCGTCGCCCATTCATCCAGCTTCCCTTTTTCTTTTAGATCGCTAATGCCTTTTAAAATCAGGCCGAAGCCATTTTTTAGATAATCGAATAGCCCGGATTCCATAACCAGATTGCGAACCTGAAACCAACGGTCAGAAATCATGGAAAGCATTCCCTTCCATGTTCCGGATAGTTTTACCGCTGTTCCGCGGAATCTGCTGAGGGGCGATTCCCATGCCTCAAGAAGTTTTTTTCGGGTTTCGTCGGCCGAATACGATACTCCTGCCTGAAAGCCCAGCATGGCCAATATCCCTCGCTCGCGAAACATATCGGCAGACGCCGCACCTGCGGAATACATGCGAATGATCTGGCTCGTTGTGTCTTCAATTGAAAGCCCGGTTGCTGCCGCGAGGTCTCCGATTAAGGGCATCCATTGGGTGATCTCATCAACGCCGCCCTCCATAACTCCTGCCAGAGCGGTGGCTGATCCCATAACATTTTCGTATTCAAACGCTACCTGGCCGGCATAATCGGCCATCTCCTTGAAAAGCCGGTTGCCTTCCTTCTGGCTGCCGAGCAGCACTCCCAGCCGCAATCTATATTGCTCTGCCGTGGAGGCGGCGGCAATAAAGCTTTCCGCTACCAAAATCGCTCCCACACCTGCAAGGGCCGTTTTTAAATTGAACGCTGTTTTTCGCAGGCTGGTGATCCGTTTTTTGGTAACGGCCAAAGCCTTATCAAGCTTTCTGAACTCTTTACTTGCGGTATCTTTTGCGCGGATAATGAGTTTTAAGGTTTCGCTTTTGCTTGCCATCTTTTATATATTCCCGCCAGGCTTTCTGATCGGCGTGCATGCCAATCCGGATTGCGATTGCTGTCTGTTTCAGACGATCTGATTCCCTTCGCTCTGCCTCTTTTAGAGCGGTCAGGAAGAAGGCGTATCCGTACTCCCAGGGCTTTTCATGGCCTGATTCAACGAGGTGGCAAAGAGCCCGGTCAAGTCCTTCAAGATCGAGCTTTTGAGCAGCTCCATGATCCCCGACTTTGCCACCAGGTCGAAAAAAACCGTATTGACCTCCCGAAAGGCATCCCAGATGAGCCGCAATTCGGACGGCGCCATCTCCTCGATCTCCGAGAGGGGAAGATCGGTCGCCAGGGGAAGGATATCCGCTATCTGGCCCAGCCCCTCGCTGACCAGGGTATCCCCCCGCTCAATAATGCCGCGAATGTCCTTCACCCGCAGTTCTTTGACGGTAATCTCTTTTTTGTCGATTTTGATAGTTTTCTGTTTGCGCATCAGGATCTCCGTATTAGAAGTTTTAAGTTTCTTATTTTCCCCTTTTATGACGTTGTCGTTGTGGTCGTCGTGGTTGTAGTCGTGGTGCCGGTCACGTCGAAAAACGGGGAACTGGGATTAGTGGCCGTATCACTCAACCCTTCGCCTTTATAAGACATGGTCAGCCATTCATCGCCGATCAGGGACACCGCGCCGGTGGGCGATATTTCGCATTTCCAGAATTCCCAGATGTCATTCGGCCCGACCGGATTGTCCGCCTTGAATTTGACGGCGTATTCTTTGTCGGTCTGGGTCAGCGCGTGAATCGTGTTGCCGTCCACCTCGCCCATCAGCAGCATTGCCAGGTTCAGGGCGGATTTTTCATCCAGATCGAAATTGATGGTATAGCCCCGTTCGATGGTCGCCGTTTTATCTTTGGATTTGGCTCCGGATCGGGAACTGTAATGGGGCAGCTTCTCCACGGTAACTTCCGCCTCGAATTTCGGGCAATTGCCGACATCCCGGTATTCCCCAGCGGCCCCACCCGACCATTCGGCCAGCGACAGCACTCCCTTGCCCAGGGTATATAATTCTACATTTGGATTTTCGGGAAACATGATTTCTCTCCTTTTTTATTTGACGGTTTTCGTTTCATACGCGGCCGTGTAGAGGCATATATTCGCCTTCGGCGCGTACACCAGCGGCTGCTCATTCTGTAATGTGAGCGGGGTCCAGCCGGTTAATATTTTTTGCCGGTGCAATTTGCCTCTGACCGCTTCCAACAAAGCATAGATTCCGGGGCTGGATATATCGCCCCGGGCCGCCGCGATGCTCCCCCTGACATTGCGGTCTCCGATGATCAGCATCAATTCCAGGCGGTATTTGTCGTAGCGGTTCGCATCGATCAGAGATAACTCCGGAGCGATGACATAGATACAGGGAAATCGAAAGGTCACCGCCTCGATATCGTCGACATCCAAATCTCCTGAATACGCCGCTAATGTTTTGAGCCCCGAATCTTTCAGCGGTCCCAGCGCAGCGATAACGGTATCTTCCAACTGTTCGAATTCATGCATCAGTATTTCTCCAGGGTCGTCGGATCGAACATCTTCGTTCTCGCTTTCACCTGACTCGCGCCGTCATAGCTCTCCGGCGGGTCCGGCGGGGGCTGCAGACCGATCGACATCTCCCCTTTCGAGATTTTTTCCAGGAGGCGCACCGCGTTTTTATAGCGGTCGGCCCGCGTCGGGGGAATCTCCTCCATAACCCGTGAATAGAGGTTGTAGACGGCGATATCGGCATTGATCTTGCCTAATATCGGCGGGGCGGTCCCGACAATGGGGAGCTTGACGCGGCCGCCGATATAGGTGTCGATCTCCTCGGCGGCCGAGGCCATCGCCTCGACAGCTTTTGTCTCATCGATAATGTCTGCGCCGGAGTCATCGGTCAGCCTTCTCAACACATCTTCGGGGACCGCCTTTTTGAGATCATCGAGAGTGCAATATGCCGCCATTACACCACCTTCGCGTAGATCACCGCACCGGGTCGCTGCAGCACCGGCAGAGGCCTGGTCTCGGCTTTGATCCACCGGCCGCTGGGGTCCTTCTCCGGCCAGGCTTTTGAGAAATAGAGAACGCCGCTGCCTTTGGCGTCGATATTGCCCACGCCTCCGGGCGCGTCGTCATCTACGATGGGCGCGTAGGGCACATCCACGAGGTCGGCACAAAAGCCGATCAA